CATCGTGGCAACTTGCCATTAGGCGAATCGACATAAACCGACCTCGGATGAAGTGTGCGAATGTAGCCAGTGTTTCCCTGCCGATACCGCAACATTCTCGGATTCATGAAATCCGCAGGTAGGACATATTGCGACGTTGCAACTACAGTCGGAACGACTGCGTTAGTTACAAGAAACTCAAAGTAACGATTCTTCTGCGCGTAGTCGAGCAGAAGTTCGTTAATTACAGTTCCAATATATCCGTCAAGATTATCTGCGCCTTTTACACGCGATTCAATCTTAACCTGATCTACTAGCTCTGTAAATGTGGGTCGAGCGGAATTTGGCATAGGTGGGTCTCAAGGGAGAAAGGATTGGATTTAGTGCAGGAAACGTTGAAGACCGCCGAATAATTCAGCGGCGACCAGAAAGGCCAATCCTGCCGCAATCAGACGCGAGTAGTGAGGCTGTTGTCGCGTCAGCCAGCACGCAAGCACGAAACAAACAAACGAGAACACCAGTAAGACTAAGCCTAGATTTTGCATTTTATTTTTTCCTTGGTTTGGGTTTTGATCGAGGTCGCTTGAAATAAATCGAAAATATCTCTTTACGCAAAGTTAGAATTAACCGCAACAACTTGAAAAAAGCTAATGTCATTCATAGTAGTCGCTGTTTCAAAGTTGCAACGTTGCAACTAAGCTAATAAAAATTCCATAAATTCAGTGACCGCGTCTCGGCTTAACCAAGGGTAGATTGATTCTTCTGCTCTCCAAAGTTTAGGACGATCAGGCCAAGTCTTTTTACGTTCATCACCTTTGCGAATCGGGCCATTGTTGATGCGTTGAAAATTTTTCATGTCGATACGCAGCAACAACGTAATAAAAGTCATTGCAACATCATGGTCACTTTTCATTCGTTCCTGAAACGTTTCACCATCCATAATTCCTTCTTCCTTGAGAAACTCGGACAATGAAGGGTCAAGACGCCGGTTATCCCATGACACTTGCCACGCTCCAGCTTCTGCATTTTCGCTCGTTGTTGATGTGCGTCGAGAAGTATCAACTCCCTCTCTCCAATTACCTCCGGACTCGAAAAGCATCAACACTCGCTCTACTTCAAGCATCGCGGCTTTTCGATGGAGCAAGCTTTCCCACGGCCCTAACTCTGGAAAAATTTTATTGTAAATGTCGTAAGCCGTATTGGGAGCAAACAGGAAATCGGGAGCAGTTTGCCCCCATACAACCATTTCGTTAATCGTTTCAGGTGTTAAACTTCCACGATTAAAAACTTCTCCTAAAACTGCGTTCATAACTTGATTGCTAATTTGCCTAATTTCCACATGATTAACCCACCGATCAAGCAAACAAAGAAAACGATTGCTCCGGTAAGTCCGAGAGTTTTGAGAATCTTTTCTTTTATAAGTTGAGACTCAGCTGTGATCCGTGCTTCACGTTCTTCTGTTGCGTTATTCGCAAGCGACTGTGCATCGGTAAGATATTGCTCGCCATTTTTATGCACATCGTCTTGTGCTGTAACAACCTCAGTATTCTCTTTAGCCAACTGATTGTTGAGATGTTGAGCATCTGCCAAGATTTTTTCTTGTTCATCTTGTCGTTGCTGTTGGGCTTCACGTAGCTTTTGAATTTCTTCGATTTGGGGCTGGAGTTCTGCGGGAGCGACCTTTTTTAGTTCATCCAGTTTAAGATCGAGAGCGAGAGATTCTACTTTGATTTCGTCATTCTTCGTAATAGCTTCATTGACTTTGGTCCGAGAAGCAGCAGCAGTCGAATGAGATTTTTTAATTGCGGTGTTAAGCCTTGCGACCGAAGCTTTGAGCTTGGTTGAATCTGGTGGTTGGTAGGTTTTGTGCGTCGTGCCACACGCAGTTAGCGTTAGAACACATAAAAGTTGCAACGTTGCAATTCTAATCTTTTCCATCGGTCGCTGTTACTGTTTTGTTACCATTTGTAGGAATCGCATTACGTGCAGCTTCCACGGTTTTCTTTCTCATTTCACGGATAGTGTCATCAGCTTTTCCGGAGAGTGCTTTATAATCAATCTGATGGATTTCCACCAATGGTTCGATGTTTGCTTTTCGTAGCTGTTCGGTTAAAATGTGATTACGACTCTGTGCGTCAGTCAATTCTGCAATAGCGTCGTGTTTTGATCCGCGTTCTAGGGTAACGGAAAGTGCAAGTTCAGCAATCTGTAAATTTAGAAAAGCTTTCTCGCGCTCGCAGACAGAGCTTAAACGTTCTACAGTTGTGCTAATTTCCTTCTCTCGAATTTCCGAATAAGTCTTTTTGCTTTCCCTTTTTTGTTCCATGACCTTGGGGACAACAACAACTGCTGCTCCCAAAGCACTAGCTATCACTCCCGCTAATCCGGCAGCACCCCATTGGTTTGTAAAAACCTCCCCTAGAAATAATCCCATAGACCCACAAACGGAACTTGATAATACGAACAGCCCTTTGATAGGCAATCCGGTTATTAATGAGAGAAGTTTCGCCGGTAATTGCAGCATCTTCATGTCATCAACAACGTTGCAACCGAATTGAACAGTTGCAACGTTGCAAATTGTTGAGGTTGATCTGCTACGGCGGCGGGTCAGGCAACCCGTAAGCGTAGATAGCTTGAACCGAACCAGACGCTAGCTGGAACGATTTTACATCGCGGAGTTCAAAAAAGGCCGGAAAGGTTAAAGCGTTGGGATTCGCGGCACCTGTCGTTGCTGGAGTTGCCGGGAACTGCATAACCAGAGAAGTGAAAACTGCATTCTCAACAACTTTCAAAACTTTGACTTTGCGAACTAGGGGGCTACCCATAGCTCCGTCCCAAAACTCACTTGGCCCTAATTGATCTTCTTCTCGTCCCATAGGTCTAAGGACTGCGGAGCATTCCTTTGCCTACCAATTCGATCAGGTAGCCAACTTCACCGGCTGTAGGGGCGCCAGTTGCGGGGGTATAGACAAACTCGACGAGCTTGTCCGAAGTCAGCATGATCGTCTTGTTGGGTGCGGCGAGAGTCGCCACGTCCACCGGACTGCTACCATCGAGGTTCGCGATAATGATTTTCGCGACCGGACTGGTGCCATCAAACGCGGTGGTAATGGTTCCCGTAACGCGAAGGAACAGTGGGTTCTTCACCGATGCTCCGACAGTCTTGCAAATGTCGTGACCCGATGAAGGGCTGTCCCCGAACGCTACCCGCACCCCCTGTGCTGTTACAACCGCGCCCATTGCTGGACCTTGGCGCGGCCCGATTAAATGTGTATCCATTGGTGATCCTTTCGTTATTGGTTAATTGCAACGTTGCAACTGCGGATGCCGTGCAGAGTCTCTTCCACTCTGCACGACTACCGCAGCCAAGTGCCTAAGCACCGACCGCAGCAATTCCGCGTTTGTTTTCGTAGCCAGCGACGAACCGCGTCCGCAAACGGGAAAACCACGCATCCGGATTGTCGCCGAACGCCGTCAGTGGGCTGATTTCCGGATAGATGTTCACCAGCATCGTCAAACCGTAGTTCGGCGAATTGGGCGACCAGCTAAGGAACCAGTGATCGGGGTTCGTGAGGAACCGGAGCGGAATGACCTGCAAGTTGAATGTCTTGAGGACGGCATTCGTCTTGTTGTCAGCAGTGTTCGGGTTCATGACACTGTTCACGACCTCGACAGCTTGCTGCCAGAGAACCGGGCTGGTCGATGGCACGTAGATGTAAATGTCACCGCTATACGAGATGGGCAGTCCGCGACTGTCCACCATGTTGTAAAGCAGGCTGACGATTGCCTGAAAGACAGTCTCGACCGTGATCGGCAGATTCTGATTAATCAGGTTTGCCCACGTTGCCCGCGCATCTTCGCGCAGGTGATTGACCGAAAAGAGCGGCTGGTTGACCGGATCGCCCGTAACCTTGAAGTCGTAAGGCTGCACCGTGAACCCGTTGTTCAAGATGTTAGCCGACGCCATTTCCATCAGCACGACGGAGCCGTAAAGCATGGTGCGCGGACGGTTGCCGAGAAGACCGAATTCCTCTTGCTCAATCGTCTGTTTCTCGATCTGATAACCGAGCCGATAGTTAGTCGGGGTAAACAGAGCAATCGGACCTTTCACCGGCTCCTGAAACGGAATCGGTTCCAGATCACGATTAGGCAGAGGCATACCGAGTCCGCCCATGTAAGTCTTCTTGACGAACGCTTTCGTCGTTTCCTCGACCTTCATGAAGAACGTGTATTGCTTCGGCAACTGCTCATACATTTCGTCTTTGATTTCGGAGAAGTTTCGGTCGAAGTGCTCGACGTAAGCTTCCACCACGACGGCACCCATAACGAGGAACAACGGATTGAACTCGATGTTGGCGAACGGCAACTGAATCGACGGAATGTCGATGAAGTGACCGGCGAATGCACCCACCAGAATGGAGAGTGTGAACAAAACCAGCGTTTTGATTTTTGGATTCATTTTCTTTTTCTTAGTTTCTAATTGTTGCAACGTTGCAACTTTGTTACGCTTGAATGACCGCCGGAAGGAGTTCAACCAGCACAAGGCCGTTGTAGTCCGTGAGAGCCTGACCCGGATACAGCGCGATGACCTTCGCAAAAAGGTTCGTGGTATCCGCCGTGTTAAGCATCTGGAATCCGTTCGCATCGCGAAGGAGACCATAGCTGGTGCCGACAACTGCTGAACTCAACTGCGGCGCGCCGTTGGCCTGACCAACGTGACCCGCGGCATCAGTGATGTTCATGACGAACTGCGAGTCCTTCGGATCGAAGGGCCAGTGGTTCTGTCCGAATAATGCGGCGGGCGGCTGATCGGTCGCGGCATGCGAGCCATCAGGCGACCACCCATAGCACACAACGTCCGCAGTGACGCACGGGACCAAAATGCCCGCAGCCAACTTTACGAACGAGCGTGCCGCAAATGCCGTTGCGCCATTCGGCTGCACCGGCTTCTGAATGTGCAAGTTGTCCTTGCGCCGCTCCAGAAACGGCATCCTGATCGGTGTATCCATAACTTATCTGTTTTTCTTTTTCTTGGGTTTATGTTGCTGCTGCCGCTGTTGGTTCCTCGACTTCGTTCAATTGCAAAGTCGAGCCTTCGGCTAACGAGCCGCCACCCTCTTTGCGCTTGAGCATTGCTTCGGTTAAAATTCCCGGGTCTTGACGATCACCACCGGCGACAGTTTCGCCGAGCACTTCGCGGTTGATCTGAGCCTTTGAGACGTTGCCGTAAAGTGCGTTGATCTTGTCTTGAAGCGCACGTGGCCGACACATCAGGGTAAACTTCTTGTTACTGCCATTTGTAACAGTGGTAGGCTTGTCTTTCGGATCAAGCTTCCAGACTTCCCACCCATCGGCGCTGTAGCCAGTTTGTGGAAGATTCTGTCGCTGCCGCTTGAATTGCACCTGACCTTCTTCGACCCATTCAGCCGCGTAAATCTTGGTGTCGAAAGTGGGTGGTAGCTGAAACATTCCAGCATCCACAACTTGGTTGCCCAACGGACCTTTAATTAATTCTAATCCCATATGATTTCTCGGTTAGTTGCAACGTTGCAACTTATCGCCGTCGGTTCCCCATCACATCTTTCAGTTCTTTAGGAACGATCCCCGTTCCCGCCGTCATGGTTTTGAATGTCTCCGCGAGCGCCTTACGCGTATCATCATTGACCTGCGTGCGTGGGGCATTCGGATCAGCCACCCGATTGAATGCGGGTGCAGAAAACGAAGAACCGGGAATCATTGGGAAAGAGCCAGTTCTCATTGCCGGTGGGGTGGGGGAAAGCCCTCCAGCACCTGATGTTGGAGTTCCAGTTTCAAGCGTTTTACCGTCGCCCTTGGCTGCAAGATGGTCAGCGTAAGCCATCTTAGCAATGTTGAGAACCACATCAGGAGTTGTTTCCTGCCGTTGCTTAACGCGGTCCTTAACCATGTCCCACGTAATTTGGGCAACTTCGGGAATTTGAAGCATGCCAAGCTTCGTGTCCTGTTGGAGGGCTTGCAAATAAGCGTCGTTCGCTTGACCGGCAAGAACCGTTTCAGCCATCGGTGCAAGATCACGACCAATTTCACCCTTCTGTAGAACGCCGACTCGCTTAAACATTCCAGCAAAAACAGGAGCAAGTTTCTTCGCGTCTGCTTCGGCATATCCAGCTTTGACGAGTTCTTCGCCGACTGCATGGATATATGGGTCTTCTTCGTTGGCCTTATCACGATTTCCGGTTAGTTTTTCAAGTTCCGCTTTCGTGCGATCATAGTCGCCTTGGAACCGTCGTCCGACCTCTTGGGCAGTTCGTAAAGCTTGAGACAGGGTTGACTGCTGTTGCAACGTTGCAACTGTGCCTGCCTTAATCTTTTCGAGAGCCGCTTTAGAGTCGTCGTCCAACTCATCCCACGGTAGGCTGTCGAACAACTTTACATCGAGTTGAACGTCGCCTGCCCCGTCTGCTCCCGATGACCCACCGGAAGTGCCGCCTGCATCTGGTGCTAGGAAACGTATGAATCGTTCCCCGCCCTTGTGTAATAACCTTAGCATATGTTTTGTCTTAAGTCAACGAAAAAAGTAACGATTCCCTATAAAAAGTATCCGTTAGGACTTTAACAAGAAAAAGTTCTCCAACTCGCCAACGAACTCCAGTTTTCCTTGCAATTTATGTAGCTCGCGGTCGTCGCTGATTGCTACAATTCGACTCTGCAAGTTGAGTCGAAATCCTTGAAAAAGTGAACGGATATCGGCCTCGGTTGCCGTTGCGAGGATTGCTCGCAGTTCCGTTGTTATCCGAACCTTATGATCGGTTGGATACCGTTCATCGTGTGTTGTCTTATCCATAGTCGCTGATTCTCAGTTGCAACGTTGCAACTATCCGAGAGTTCCCCCTACTGCTTGTGCTTGGTTCCCACCCGTTGGTTGCGCTTGGGGAGCTTGAAGCGGCGGCTGTTGGGATTGCAGGCTTGACTCCATACCCGGTAACGCCATAGGATTTCCACCATGCGCAGCCATTTGCTGCATGAGTAGCTGCTGGTGTAGCTGCAAGGTGATAAACTGCTGGTGAATTTGAATCTGCTGGATGAGTCTCGGTGCATTGACTGAAAAGTTTGGATCAGTCATGAAAACAGATTCAGTATCTTCGATGAAGCGGGTCTTCACCTTGAGAGCAATCTGGTGATTCTGGTCAGGGTTCACGAAGACCGGCTTACCATAAAAGGTATTGATTGCCTGATTGGTAGCGACATAAACTTCACGTTCGAAACCGCCGTCATTCACCCAATCGCCGCCGCTGTCGAAACGCCATTCGTTCAGAAGTTCACGCCACATCGGAGCACGATTGATAGCAGGATCGCCCATGCTCGATTCGAGGATATAGCGAATGTTTTGCTGCCTGACAATTGACTCGACATAAGTTGATCCTACGTCCCACTTGAGACCGACTCGCGTCCAAAGGTCTTCGGGCGTCAGAACGAATCCCATTGATCCTGTGATCCGCTTTAGCAGTTCTGGTGGAAACCACGTGCCGGTGTATTCCCACACACGAATCGCAAAGCCACCCATGATATCGAAGTTGAAAAGATTGATTGGCGTCGTCACTGCCGACATACTGGCTTGGAAAGCGTTGTTCGCTTCCGTCGCGCTGGTGCGGCCCCCGAGCGCCTTGCCCATAAGAGCGTCGTCCGATTTGCTCGTGGTTTTTGATTGCTCGCGCAGGGCCGTCATCATGTTCACAGTGGAACCAGTAGCATCGTAAGGTTGACGCCAACCAAAATCATTCGGGCCGTTCACTTCAATCTTCGCACCAGACCGATTCAAGTCCTGAGTGCTGGCTGGAGAGGATGCATTCACCCATGCTGGCGGGTTGTTGACCCAATCCTTATTGGCGATATATTGGGCCTTGCAAGTAACAATCTCTTTATAGTGATTCCAGAGCAAATAGCCGAGGGAGGGGGTGTAAACTCCTGAGTCCAGATCGGGCATGTGGCTGGTTCCGTAAATCGGAACTGAGTCTCTTGGATAAAAATTTCGCTGGAGCCGCAGGAGAATCTGCTTGCCTGCCAGATTCTGCCCGTATTGGTTTACAATATAACGATGAAATCCGACAGGGGAACCGTCGGCCCGCTTTTTCCATTCGAGTGTTTGCGGATCAAGCGGCAGCATCGGGAAATAAGTCCAGATCGCTTCGACGCTGTGTTCTGCTTTCATTAAGTTTGGCATGACCGCCCCTGCTTGCGAGCCTATGTCGCCGGACTTCGATTGAAGGGCGATCACATCTTCCATCACCTTTCTTAGCGAAGCCATTTCGGGTTCGCTGTAAAGCCAGTCGATGTTTCCACTGCCAGCCAATTTGTCTAAATTAAGAAATCCGAACGGATTTGTCTGAGGGTTGTAGACGTTTTGCAACGTTGCAAATCGGGGAGTCTCATTGAACAGAAACGGGCATGGCTGGTAATCCATGTCGAAGCTGTTGAGCCTGTAATTGAGCCACAGCTTGCGGATAGACAGGGGTTCAAATGTTGTGCCGATCTTCATGATTTCTGGCACGACTGTTTGAGACCCATCGTTCCTCATTCGCTGGATCATCTGAACCAGAAACTCAAACTCGCTGAGGGCAAACGCGACACCATACGTGTAAAAGTGCCGGGTAATGATTGCATGCTTTCGAAAAATATCTTGGTTGTCAAAATTCCATGCCAAGAGAGCATTCGCCGATTGGATTCGATCCTTGAACGGATGGTAGAAATTATCTTCGGAACGGTTGTCGAAATATTTCGGAATGTTAAATTGAATCGGCATCCCCTCTTTGAAGCTAACAAAGTGGTGAATGTCTGTTAGACGCTCGACTGCATCGAACAGAACCGAATCAGCGACCCGCACTTTGGTTCCACTGGATGATGCGTCATTTTCAGCCAGCTGAGTTTGTGCTGTCTTTGACCCTTCTTCAACTGACAGGTCAATCTTATCCATCCGAATCCGATACATCTCGGTAATCGTGTCCCACATCGACTCGAATGGTCTGCGCTCCAGAACCTGCGGCCAAGCATAGTTCTGGTTGATATAAAGGATAATTTCCTTTTGCGTTGCTTCATCGAGATACTGAATCAGGTTAGCAGGAAAAGAGCCGAGTGCAGCTTGTGCATTCGGCATACTGAGCCAGTTGTTGGCAGGTTGTGGAATTACTGGAATCATAGTTAGCGGCCTACGGTTGCTAATTCGTGAAGACGAAATTGTAAATAACGATCAAAGTCTCTTTTGGTGCATTTGATGTGAATGCCGCCCATCCAGTCGTGAAACAAACAATGCTCTCTGAATGATAAGGTAACACCATTGCTGAGATGGAACCGTTGTTTGGGATACCACGCCCAAGCGTTGAGGTGGTGGGCTTCAAGGTGCCCTCCGATCTGACCACTGATTTGACAAGTCCATCCATCTCGTTGTAAAACCTGCTTGCGCCAGATTAAAGTTGCAACGTTGCAACTTCGATTACGAGTCTTGGCCCGCCTGAACTTTCGCACGGTATGCCGCTGGTCCTGCGACTGTAGTGCCAGCTGCACTTGTGCCGCTTGCTGCATCAGTTGGAATCGCATCACGCATCAGATTCATAGCAGCAATCAGATTGTTAATCGTTGCCCCCATTTCGAAAGGTGCAACATTCGGAGTGCTGGCAGCGTCAATAAACGCCTGCGCTTTTGTTTGAAGATCAGTAGCAAGCGGCTTGAGACGATTAGCCTCTGTCGTGGTTATTTTCATAGTTGTAACTTTCGTTTATAACATAGCAGAAAATTGTGGCTGCGTCAAGGAGAAAAGTATCGTGCGCGCGTTCTCAAGGGGAGAAGGATCGGATGGCTTTAGATCAACTGAATCCTGTTGGAATTGGCTCTGGCGCGAAAATCTGGGCGATTTGCGGCTGCTTTTTTGATCGTTGCAACGTTGCAACTTCTTGCGGCTCACGCCTGCGTGGTTCATGGCCTGTCCATACGAACGGCCCGCATACCAGATTGTCCAGCGCATCTAACTCGTCATCTCCATGAATCGGCACCGTATCCTTTGGCTCGCCTGCGTGTTCTCCGGACTTGTATCTGTCCCAAAAGATTTGCTCAAACTTGTCTAGTGCGGCTGCTACGCCGGGTTGGGACGTAAGGAAAAAGATTCTTGATCCCGGTGCTACATTTCTCTCTGGATGGTTTAGGAACATGGAAGCTTGTGGGTCTAGCAGGGTATTCGTTCTGCTTGCACGCTCCTCTGGTCGCATATGTGTTGATGGAATGAGCGGGAGTCCTTCTCTTGCATAGTTGAGACTAAAGTCAGTTCCGGTTGTTTCGTCTGTTTTGAATGTATGATAATCGGCTACGGTTGCGACTATGACTTCGGAATCGGGGCTATGATGAACCTCCCGCCATAGGATTTGGTTATTTCGAGAGCTATATTGCTCCCTTCGGTTTCCAGAGAGTTCAATAATGTCCTTACATCTTTCGGCAATTGTGGTGCCGCGTCGGGAATAAAAACGGTAAATGAACCAAATGTTATTAGTAGTGAGGTAGCCCCACGCGCATGCCGTAGGGTGGTCGAAACCGGGGTCAAGTCCACGATATCTGCGTCCGTTAGGATATCTTTCATAAAGCTCCCTGAGAGTCCAGTTAAGACAGTGAAAGGGCCGATCGAGCTTATCCAGCACAAGACCACTACTAGCGAAGAATTTGCCTTCGAGGCGGGCATCCCCTTCTTTTTTGCCTTCCCACATCCTGATAAGGTCTTCGCGCTTGTTTTGGGGTATGATATGCTCGGGAGCAGTTCGAACTGAAAATTCTGTAAAGACATAAGACCTTAACGGGAGTTCTTCTTCGTGCTTGTAAACCTTGTATGCTAGATGAACCTTTTTGCCCGTGTTTCTTGGCTCTGCTGGTGTGTAATCCCAAGAAGCAAAACCTTCGTTAATGATACGGTTTTTGATTTCATTGAGGATATCTTGCGTGAATCCTTCGGTCAGAATGATACCCGTGACAGCATCGCCAGACCATTTCGTTTCTTCTGACTCGTAGGACTTGCACACAATCTCATGAGCCGTAGTTTTTGGGTTCGTGGTTGATGCGGTCGTGACTACAAACATCCTATCTGACTCTGAGTCCTTGAGAATGGAGGATGCTGGTAGGAGTTCGCGCCATCTTTTCATTATGATACGCTTGTGGAACTCATTGTCTGGCGCTCCTAACCAAATCTGACCACCCCTTTGGATTGGGGGCAGGGGCCATGCGGGAGTAAAAAGATCGGGGATTCGTTGTAGAGTCTCCTTGAACTTCGCGAAATTGGTTGGGTGAGTCGGCGGAAACTTCGGATCGCCTTGCAAATGAGGGGAACCTTCGTAGAATTTCTGGATTTCTAGCAGATTCTTTAGCGGAGGGCGCTCGTAGATCAGAACTTCCCTGCCTAGGTGGTCTATGTATGGTTGAAAACAGAGCCATTGGGGGTTATTCGGGAAAATCCAGAGGATTCCGTTGAATACGAACGCAGTTGTCTTTCCAATCCGGTTCGCAGCGAAGCAAATTGGGAAGTTTGCGCCAAAAATCCATGCGTTCAGTAAGAGAGCCTGCTCGTAACTGGGTTTGAAGAAGGCTTGAGGCTCATTTCGCTTGAGATTGTCCGTTGCTCGGTCGTATTCGGAGCGTGCCTGTCTTAATAGGAGCCGAAGGGTCGTGCCCTTTGGGGAGTCTTCGTCGATATCTTGGCCGTAGCGTTCTAACAAGGCTACGATTGATTCAATATCTTCGGGTGGGTTATCTATCCAGTCGCTTGATTCCATAGTTGCAACGTTGCAACTCGCCGCGCGTCTCAAAGGAGAAAGGGACAGGGACCGCTTTCTGCTGGTCCTGTTGCAACGTTGCAACTATACGGGGCTTTCGTGCTGGCGTCAAGAAGAAAAGTATGTTTTCCGCTCAAAAGTCAACTATTTTTGCGATGGACTCGGATAATGACTTAGGGGGTGGCTATGGGGAAAGCCGGGGGTATGGCGTGGCACCTAGTTGCAACTGTTGCAACTTACGCCGTTCTCGTAGTTACGTCTATTACTTATAAGGTCTCGGTAACGATGGGACGGTGCAGCCGACGCCTTACGCTACGCATGGGCAAACAAGCTAGACGCATAACGTAAACTGCTCAACCTGAGCAGGTTAGGCAATTATAATTTGACACCCGTCTATGGTGTGCTATCTTTCCCCATTGTCAGACACCCTCATGTCCGATGTTCTGTGACGGTTTTAGCGGTCGAGGTGAAAACGTGCGATCTATTCCACGCCCAAGACCAGATGCCTAGCGTTACCGTGTGACGTGATTTGTGCAGGGACTAGCTGTAGATCGGCTTTGAAACCCGGCAAATCAGCAAGTTGCAACAGTTGCAACTTACCCTGCACAAATCCACGCCATATGGCAACACAAGTAACACCAGCCACAACGCCAACGGTTTCCTCGAAACTGTTGACACTCGTTAAATCGTTTGTCGCGATGACGGTGAAGATCAACGGTCTTCTCTGGGACATTGCGGGAATGTGCAAGGATGAAGCAAATCGCCAAGGTCTCGACCGCGACGGTTGCAACGCTCTCGTGCAGGCGGCATTCGCTGCCGCGCGGGGTGCCGACAAGATGCAATCCGAAGACAAGACGACGGCCTCTAAAGTCCTAGCAATCGCATGGGCGAAAGAGCCAGCTAACGAAGCCGAAATGGCGATTGTGCGCGAACATAACCGCGCCAATCCGAAAGCGCGCGTCGGCTTCAATGCCGCGCTCGAAGTCTCACGCGGCAACCGCAAGGCAGCCGATGTGATTGAAGGCAAAAAGGCGCCGCGTAACAACGCGTCTTCCACGCCATCGGAGCGGGCCGCGAGCACGCTCGGAGCGTTCTTCGTCAATCACCGCATCGGTCAGTCGAAGTCCGTTAGCTTCGCCGATGCCGACAAACTCTGGAAAGCAGAGTTTGCCAAGGCGGAAAAGGCGCACAACGCCAAACTCCGGGCCGACGCGCCAGCTACGGAAAGCAAGTAACAAGGTAACGCTAGAGAGAGGCTGGGGAGCAATCCCCAGCCTCTTTTTTTTTTTTTTTTTTAACCCCAACTCAGAAAGTTGCAACTGTTGCAACTCGACCGACTTATTCTACCACCAATTAAAACAACGGTAGAACTTATCCTACCGGCAACTAAACAACGCTTAACCGGCGCTAGCCCCAAACAACGCTTAACCCGCAAACAACGCTTAAGCGCAAACAACGCTTAATCGCGCCCAACTAAAACTAAAGTTGCAGCGTTGCAACTATTTTACACAAACGTAATTCTCTCGCCCACGTGGCATGACTTGTGCTACCGGCAAACTCCAATTCTGCCAGTGCCCTTACCCCTGTGGCTCTCACTCCCAGACTCCTCTCTAGTAATAATAAAATAAATATAAAATAAATTAATTAAGTATAGAGTAGTAGAACGTATAGTCTAGGACTTAGGCCCAATTCGCTTTGCAATCCTCCAAAACAAGATTCATGCCACCCGCCCCAGCTTTATCACTTTTTCTACCTTTTATCTTGACTTAACAACCGCTATATGTTATGCTTATCATATGAATTCGAAATCTAAACAATTAAGAACACAGATACGTAATGCAATGTTGCAACTCGGTCACAAACCCGGCAATTTCCGACAATATAGACCCAATACAGCGACCATAACATGTAAAAGATGTTGCAAACAAGTTGTGATAAATCAACTCGGTGAATTCAAAATCGAAGGGTCAGCTGTGGACGCGCAAATAAGTTGCATCGTTGCAACTGAAAAACAAAAACGAAATCAAAGAATAGATTTGGCTCATTACCATGAGCAACTTTTCCAACAATTACGCCAGCTTCATTAGAATTGTCTTGACTTACCATACCAGTATGTTATAATAGTGGCATGCTAGAAGAATACTCAAATCAAAAGGGCCGCAGCGACGGCCAGAAAGTTGCAACAGTTGCAACATTGCTAATAAACGAGGCTTGTGAATCCATGCGAGCACGCGGTCACTCACCTGAACCCGCAAGTATATATACTGGGGGTGCCATTGTTTACTGCAAAACTTGTAAAATGTCAGCTGATATTGTGGTTAAACCACAACCAAATGGAATACAAATTTCAGGGGAAGCAGTTGCATTAAATTGCAACTCAATCAATAAAGGCAGCAACAACCAAAAAGTTGCAACAGTTGCAACTCCACAAAGAACGAATAGGCCACAATTCCTTTACAAGGAAATCAAAGACTGTTCAAGAAAAGAACTTGAACGTCGCTGCGCGTATTACGAGCGTATAACAGGTGCGCTGGAATGCACGCTTTCGCTCGGGATCATGGAGTTGCGGAATGGACAACGCATTGTCAGCAAAATGCGGAGCTAACATGGACACCATCATAGCCTTACTAACAATCGACTTCATTCTCGCTTGTTTCCTTTGGTATCTAATCCACAAACCAACCACGAAACCATAAGTTGCAACCGTTGCAACTAAAGACCAACCACTATGTCTCAATACTACCAATTCGCTAATGCACCCACCATGCTCAAGTTCGTCAATGACGCGCGAAAGCTTGGATGGAAACTGGATCGAATGACAGACGGCACGCTCGCTTTGTCAAAGACCAACTACGTCGCTCTGAATGTCACCAAGCTGAAACTGGACGGCCCCAAACTCGTTCACGGCTTCACCCGCTATGGTATCAACGAGTGCCAGTCACTCCTCGAAATGCGGAAGTTCAACCCACCAATCGAATAAATAAATAAATGGCTAATCCAAATCGAATCAGTGTCGAGAAAGCACTCCAAATGCACGGTCTCGAAGAAATTACCGAATGCACAGATTCCATCGTCCCTGCTACATGCGAGCAGGGGTGTGAAGTAGAACCGGACGGAACCTGCGAACACGGATGCCCAAGCGTGCTCGTAGCTTCTGGTTTAATTTAGTAAGTTGCGACCATCCTGTAGATAGTTGCAACGGTTGCAACTGGAGTTCTAGCCTCCAGTTGCACCAACCAACCAATCAACCATAAAATCAAATGACACCAACACTACATCAGCGTAACAAGGCGCGAGCCAAGTTGCACAAAGCCCTCACACCAGTGCTCGCACAGATCAGTGAGCGCGTCAACCGCAACGCAGACGAGCGTTGGGCAACTGCGCTCTTTCGTATCACCGGCAAAAAGCCACAACCAAAACCATGTAACGAATAGTTGCAACCGTTGCAACTCAACAACCAACCATACCAATGAACTATACAATCGAAAGACAACCTACCATTTCAGGACAAGGCGAAGCTCAGTCCCGTAAATACCACCTACACGAAGGCAAGTCAGGCAGACGCTGGCTTGTAGCCGATCAGGAAGCAGCAGCCGAAAACGTTTACGTTGAAGGTGGCCCCAATTCAGACGGATTCGCAGGAGCAACCCTAACGTTCCCACTCGCAAACGGTGGCGAACTCAGACTCAAAGGGCCGTGGCATGGCAATGCTCAAGCTCTCTATGAGGATACCGGCGTAGATGTGCGCAACACGCACCGAACGTTCGTGGTTATCTCACGTGACCTTGAACACCAAGGCAATAAAACCGTCATGGTCGATGTGCTGTATCAAGATGAAGTTCCAACTCTCGGTTCATTCCATCGTGGGGATACCATCGCACGTGATATGGCACGCAAGCTCGGCGAATCAGTAGTGCGATTCAGTCAATCGAGCGGCGGTTCCTGCACCGGCTTAGTCCGTCCTGACGACAAATTCTATTGGGAAAATGACAAAGCTTAATAAAACCAATCGAGTCGAGATGGCCCCGCATACAGACGAATGGATGCAAGGGGATCGCTATGGCGATATCCGAGCCAGACGTAACAACGGCGAAGTTCTCGTAAGACTGGATAAATCCAGACGGCTCATATGGGTAAAGCCGGAACACATCGCAAAGGAGTTTGAAGTAATTTAGTAGTTGCAACGATGCAACTTTTGTGTCATATTGAAGTATGGACTTACATCTATCCGAACGTGAAGAAAGTGTCGTGCTGGCTGCTTTGGATTTTTTCCAACGCGCCAAGCGTAAAACCGTCAGCGATCAACTGCCTTTCGAAAAGGTAAGCGAGTATGATCTGCTATCTCCGCAGCACGCAGCCATGAGCGCCCTCACGGTCATGACCAAGATGACGAAGAAACCAGTTGAATACTTCGTTAATCCCAATCCTAGCCAGTTGCCGCAAATACCGCCACCCAATGAAAAAGACCATCCAGCTTAAGAGTTATCCACCTGACGGTTGGACACCTGCGCAATGGGCAAGCGCAGAGCGTGTAACCGAACATTGGCACTCGCTTCCACTCAATCCTAAACATTGGACTAATTTCGGAGATTATATTGGCCGCCGATTCTTTTACAATGAACCGGAGTTGACTCCAGCCATATTTATTGGAATCGAAAAAGACGGTTACGCTCATTCTTAAACTTGCAACGTTGCAACTATGGAATCAATGGACCAACACTGGTTGCATAGCAACCGGAAACAGCTAATCAAAACTACAGGCCATCTCCTAGATATGCGGCGTGCTCTCCTACTGGCCAATGACCATTCTAAACTTATCAAAGCGTTTGACGAACACTGTCAAGCTGTCGATCAGAATATCCAAGCTTTAATAGATGGCGTCAATGAGACCATAAGCTTGTGTGCCATAGCCAAAGATCAGATCGACAAACAAAT